TTTATGGTCGCTCCGCCAGTAGTATGAAGGGTTCCGCCGGTAAATCTTCCAGAAAGTGTTGTATTGTCTGCTTCAATATCTCCATAAACATCTAAAGCGACGGCAGGTGACGTTGTATTTATACCTACTCTCTTGTTTTGAATTCCTCCTGTGCCATCTGCTTCTGAATAGACCTTAAGAATTGCTTCTGAATCTATTGCAAAAGAATAGCTTTCTTCTGTTCCTGCTGTTGGGGTTGAAGATACAGGCATATTTACCAATGTAACTACTCCTGAATCTTCTGCTAAACCTATTGTTCCAATATTTAAAGTGCCTCCAACTTCAATCTCGTTGGAGGTATTGACTTTGAACATATTTACATGACCTGTACCTGCACTATCTTTAGCTGATATCCAAGAGTCATTAGCTATTGTTAAAATAGTATCTGGGACTGTGGTGCCAATACCCACTCGGCCATCTTCGCTAATTGTAAAAGGAACTTCTCCATCATATTCAAAAAATAAATCTTCTCTGGGACCACTATCAACATACATAGTCCAAAGCGGAGTGCTGGCTCCAGTAGCTAACATAATGCCTGCTTGAACCTCTGCATCATATCTTTGGACACGCATATATGAATCAGTAGCATCTGGAGCGAGAATGTCTAATTTGTAGCCCGCAGATGTTGTGCCAATGGCGACGTTGCCATTATTTTGTATAAACATTTTAGTTGTTAATAAACCAGCATCATTAGTTAAGAAAGAAACCCCACCACCACTACCAGTCCAACCATCTCCGGTTACACTATCAACGCCAAGTTCTAATCCTACGCCACTACTTTTCGTCCTAAATGCAGTTATTTCTCTTGCCCCCAAAGAAAGATAATTTATATCACCACTTACTCTTAAATTATCTATAGGGTTTGCTGTATTCTCATGAACATCAAGTTTCGCCCCAGGTACATTTGTCCCTATGCCAATATCAGCAGTAAGATTATATACCTTGGTTGCGGGGTCAGCATCATAAGACCAATCAGGGTCACCAGAGAGAATAGCTGCGTCTATGGCTGCTTCTAAATATCCTAAATTAATTACATCTTCGTCTTGTGTAATGGTTGAATCACGCATTTTTATCAATCCATCAACATCAAGAGCTGATTGGGGAACAGTCGTGCCAATGCCGACATAGCCCGCTCCTTCTATAAAAATCCTGCTTATTCCATTAGTTCCAAGATTAAGTGGCACTGCATTACCCTTAGTCCCAATTATTAATCCAGTAGTAGAAGAAGCAGTTAACGTAGTTTTTCCAGCTAATGTTTGTCCAAAGCTACTGCCACTAAAGGTTATGCCTAAATTAGATAGAATTGATTGTCCGTGAGTATTCATAACTATGCCACTCTGTCCTGTAGAACTTTCACTATCAATGTATAACCATACGCTACCACTCTTTTTTAAATGAAGCAATCCAACGGGCACCGTCGTCCCAATCCCGACATTGCCACCAGTGAGAATAGTCATTTTTCTTGAACCGTTTGTTTCAAAAGTAAGATCATAATTATCATTAGTTCCTAATGTAGCTAATGCTCCAAATGAGTTACCGCCCTGAATAAAAGCATCACCAGTACCGCCTGGTTCACCTCCAGCAAGAGGAAGAAAATTATCGTCAATGTAGGCTCTGTTTGCGGCATCTGTTCCAAGGATTGGAGTAGCAAGAAAATGAATTTGATTTGTCGCCCCGGCTGTACCAACAGCTACTGCTCCACGGACATCTAACTTGTGTTGAGGAACTGTAGTGCCGATACCAACATTACCCATCAAATATGAATCGCCTGTACCATCTACTTGCAAATTACCTTGACTATCAGCTGTCACGTTAAAACTATCGCCCAGGTAAAGGGCGCGCAGGGCGCTATTGGCATAAGTCGCATGGTCAGCTGAACCAGCAGTAGTAGCATAATCGGCGGTTGAGGCATGATCAACGCTGGCGTCATCAACATATCCTTTGGTAGCCGCATCTGTGGTCGTAGTCGGCGTGGCGACATAATGAATTTGGTTTGTGGCTCCTGCAGCACCAACAGCTACTGCGCCACGAACGTCTAATTTGTGTCCAGGAACTGTCGTCCCAATACCGACATTGCCCGAATTACCTTCAACAAATAAACCAGTGTTGGCCGACTTAATCCAAGTGTCAATATCCCCTCCGTCGCCAATATAAAAATAATCCTGAGTTGCATTTTCTGTGGCATCTATCATATTCTCACCACCCGCTACCATAATCCATCTATCATTTAAAGACCTTTGATAAGTATCAGTATCGTCATTATGATAAATATACTCATCTATCCCAATATTGCCAGCTACATCCAAAGTATAACTCGGACTCGTTGTTCCGATACCAACGTTGCCACTTGATATTCTCATGGCTTCGGATACGATTTCCCCGTCTTGACCGCTTCGTTTTGTGTTGAACACTATGGAATGTCCAGCAGATGAACCATTTCTTACGCCTTGTATACTCGCCCCTAACCATGTCACACCGTTAAAAATTGAATTTCTAAACTCCAACGTTGAACCAACATCAGAGTTGTTCTGCTCATTCGTTAACGCCAACGTCCTTTGAATACCTCCGCCCGTGTTTGTTATTTCTGTTCTCGTGACCGGATTAGTTACTCCTATCCCAACATTCCCAGCAAAATAATTATCGCCACTACCATTAGCTTGGATTACTCCTGCTAGGTTAAGCGATGTTCCTGTTTCTGAAGGATCTAAGTAATAGAGAACATTATCTTTATCATAAAAACTTTTAGCAGTTATGTTTCCTAGGTTATCGGTAGTAATGTTTCCTTGGTCTGCATAAAGGTCTCCCCAAACATCTAAGGTAGCTGAAGGAGATGTTGTGCCAATGCCAACTCTCTTGTTTTGAATTCCTCCGGTGCCATCTGCTTCTGAATATACTTTGAGAATTGATTCTGAATCTATGGCAAAAGAATAACTCTCTTCTGTTCCTACAGAAGGAGTTGAAGACACAGGCATATTTACTAATGTAACTACTCCTGAATCTTCTGCTAAACCTATTGTTCCAATATTTAAAGTGCCTCCAACTTCAATCTCATTGGAGGTATTGACTTTGAACATATTTACATGGCCTGTGCCTGCACTATCTTTGGCTGATATCCATTCATCATTAGCTATGGTTAAAAGAGTGTCTGGGGAATCTGTGCCGATGCCGACATAGCCATCTTCGCTGATTATAAAAGGAACTTCTCCATCATGTTCAAAAAGTAAATCTTCTCTAGAACCTCCATCAACGTACATAGTCCAAAGCGGAGTACTGGCACCCGTGGAAAGCATAATGCCTGCCTGAACATCTCCATCATATCTTTGAACTCTCAAATATGAATCAATGGCATCGGGAGAAAGAATATCCAATTTATATCCTGCTGAAGTTGTGCCGACAGCGACATTGCCGTCATGTTGTATTCTAACCCTTTCTTGTATGCCTTCGCCTTCAGCAGTTCTTGTATAAAAAGCCATGCCAGTGTCCCAACTCCCCTCGTAAACCAATCCTAATTTAGCCCCAACTTGAGCAGTAGCTACCAAAAATTCTAGATCAACAGTGTCTCCAATAACATTTCTAGTAGTCTGTAGTTTCGCGACTGTTCCTTTTGATGCACTACTAACGTGCAATAATGCTCCTGGACTACTCGTCGTGCCAATCCCCACGTTGCCAGTATGATAAATTTCACCAGCTAATGTTGGGTCTCCGCCGACTCCAGCCCAATCAGCGTCTCCTGCGGTCATAGAATCATTAACATATCCCATAGTTGCTGCGTCTGTGCTTGCGGTTGGGGTAGCGAGAAAATGAATTTGATTAGTTGCACCTGCTGTGCCGACAGCCACTGCGCCACGTACATCTAATTTATATTGAGGGACGGTTGTGCCAATACCCACATTGCCGTTATTTATATAAACCGTGCTATCTAAGACTAAATTCTCACCATTTTGCTGAATAACAGAACTATAAGTATTTCCAGAACTATAAAAATATGCTGATGCTCCATTTTGTATTTCAGTAAATCCAAGAAATACAGAACTACCAGCAACAGTCAACCCAGTACCAGCAGTAGAAGTAGTTCCTAAACTTGCTCCTGTACTAAAATATCCTCGACCTATAACTTCTAGTTTGTGTGTGTTTGGACTCGCCGTTCCAATACCCACATTCCCTGTGTTATTGCTGTAAATATGATCACCAGTTGCGGTCTTGGTCCAATATGCACCTGGATCTCCTTCGCCGCCAGTAAATAAATCATCTACATAAGTTTTTGGAGTAGCGTCTGTATCAGATGTCGGTGTGGCTACGAAATGAATTCTATTGGTTGAAGCTGCTGTTCCAGCGGCGATTGCGCCACGAACATCTAATTTATATTGAGGAGCAGTAGTGGCAATTCCAACATTACCATCAGGATCAATTCTCATAGCTTCTTCTGCTACTGCACCTGCAGGTTTATTATACAAGGCTAAGAATCCTCCTGTGTTATTCTCTATAGCATTATTTTTACCAAATGCTATTACAGTATTATAACCTGTTAATGAGCCCCCAGAATTATATTTATACCTTGATAATATTGATGATTTTGGTGGCCCGGTATAACCAGACTCATTGTCAAAAAGTAAACTAACGTCAGAACCAGCCAAATCCAGCTTATATTGAGGATCAGTTTTGCCGATACCTACATTACCTTGAATTATCGCACCATTTGTTGGAGGGGCAGTAGCACCATAACTACTTCCGATTGAAATTCCAGAAACACCTAGAGTTGTATAAGAGTTTGCTGTGTCAAAAAATCTGAAAACAGGACCTGACCCATAGGTGTTAATATTATAATATCCCGTAGCAGAACCTGTTCCAAAAACGATATTACCTATCTTTACCGTCCCAACAACATCTAGAGGATAATTTGGAATCACTGTGCCAATACCAACATTGCCAGTATTATTTTTATAAATATGATCACCAGTGGCAGTCTTGGTCCAATATGCACCTGGAACTCCTGGATCGCCTTCAAACAAATCAT